AAAGGAAGAAGAAGAGAGTGAGAAAGATTTTATCACATAGGTGGTTATGCTAATACTACATCTGCAATAGATGCCGTTCAATTCAAATTTAGTCCAAGTAATATTGATGCTGGTACAATTAAACTTTATGGAATTAAGGATAGTTAATGAGTATTATTAAATTAAATAATAGAGCACTTAGATCAGCAACGGCAGTAGGAACTACTACAGGGCTAGGCGATATGACTTTTATAAAAAAACTTACTGCTAGTTCTAGTAGTACACTAAGTTTTGTCGATGGATCTAGTGATGTTGTTTTAGATAATACATATAAAGAATATATATTTATATTTAATAATCTTCACACTTCTGCTAGTTCAACTGAGTTTACTTTTAAAGCAAGTACCGATAGTGGTTCTAATTATGGTATTTCAACAATGACAACTTCATTTATGGCTGAGCAGGGTGAGAGTGATGACACTTTTTTAGGATATAGATCAGGTAATGATGCTCAAAATTCTACAGGAGTAATACCTATTTCTGAAAATTTTGGTAATGACAATGATCAATCAGGTAGTGGTTACATGCATTTATTTGATCCAAGTTCAACAACTTTTACAAAACATTTTATTGCACAAATGCATTCATCACATTCAGCAGATTATGCAGATCATTGTTTTGTAGCTGGTTACATAAATACTACATCGGCAGTTGATGCAATACAATTTGCATTTGGTTCAGGAAATATAGACGCAGGAACAATATCGTTATACGGAATTAATTAAGGAGAAATAATGCCAAGATATCATAATATAAATGGAAATAAAGTACAGTTCACAGCTGCAGAGGAAGCTGCTAGAGATGCTGAAGAACAAGCATGGGCAGATGGTGCTTTAGGAAGAGCACAAGATGATCTTAGATCTAAAAGAAATCAACTATTAGCTGAGACTGACTTCTATGCTTTATCTGATGTTACTATGTCAGATGATATGAGAACATACAGACAAGAATTAAGAGATTTACCTGAGGGTAAGGACACTGTTGACAAATGTAATAATGTTACATGGCCAACTAAACCATAATGGCTAGAAAGTTTAAGTCATTTGAGGAAAGACCTAAACCTAGGAAACGACCAAGGGTACATAAAAAAAATAAAAATAAATCAGAAAAACGAATGTTTAAAAAATATAATCGACAGGGGAGATAATGGCAACACCAGATGAAGTAAAACTACAAAAGGGTACTATAGCACCTACACAAAAAGAACAAACAGGTAGTGCTAAAGCCGTAAGTTTAATAGAAAGTTTGGCTGCTGGTACACCTAGTTTACCTAAAGGTACAACTATTAATCCACAGTTACAACAAGCGTCAGCACCAGAGTTATTAGGACAACCTGGTCAAGCTGCAGTAACAGTATCTGGACAAACACCAGGCACAGGTTTAGCAGCATCAATACCTACAACTTCAGCAGCACCAACTATAGCTGCACCAGGTGCATTAACAGCTGCAACAACTGCAACACCAACTGCACAAGCTGCTCAAACTATGACTGCTGCAACTGTTGGTTCAAATATTCCTACAGTGACTGCTGCAACTGGTACTGTATCTCAACCTATGACTGCTGCACAGGGTACTATCACATCTGATGCTACAGTAAAAGGTCAATTAGAAAGTTTACAAAATGAAGTATCAACAGCTTTAGCATCTGGTAATCCTTTACCAGTATGGGCTAGAGGTGCTGCAAAAGCTACTGAAGCTGCAATGGCCAATAGAGGTCTAAGTGCAAGTTCAATGGCTGCTGAAGCACTAGCAGAAGGTATCATGCAATCTGCTATACCAATAGCTGCAGCTGATGCTGCTACATATAAGCAGATGATATTTCAAAACTTGTCTAATAATCAACAAGCAAATATCACTAATGCACAAGCATATCTTAAAATGGATATGGCTAACTTGTCTAATAAACAACAAGCTAATTTAGCAAACCTACAAACAAGACAAACATTTTTATTATCAGATCAAGCAGCTGCAAATGCTGCATTTCAATTTAATGCATCTAGCCAAAATCAAGTCAATCAATTTTATGACAAGCTAAGTGCAACTATATCTGAACAAAATTCTGCTAGATTAGATGCGATGAATAAATTTGCAGAAGCAGAGACAAGTAAAATTAATGCATTGAATGCACAGAATACTATTGCAGTAAACGAAGCTAATGCAAAAAGAGAAGCTAGTTTAAATCAATACAATGCAACACTAGAGAATCAAAGACAACAGTTTAATGTTAATAATCAAAAAGAAATAGACCAATCAAATGTGGTCTGGAGAAGAGCAATCAATACAGCTAATACAGCTGCAATAAATGCTGCTAATCAAACTAATGCACAAAATGTATTAAACCTATCTAACTGGGCCCTATCATCATTATGGCAACAGTGGAGAGATGAAGCATCTTGGGTTAATACTTCTTCAGAGAATATGGAAAATAGAAATCATAACTTAGCTATGGCAGCTATGGAAAGATCTACAGCTTTTGAATTACAAGATCAAGCATCCAAAGATGCATTATATCAATTGATTGGTAAGTTTGGATTTGATTTATAGGAGTAATAATGATTAGAGATATATTAGGAAAAGCAACTAAAGCAGCAGTAAATTGGGTAGGAGGTAAACTAGGTGTACCTACAGGTGTTACAAAAGTAGTAACTGATGTTACAGATAGTTTATTTACAAAATCAGATGGAGGTGGTAGTGATTTTCAATTAATAGATACATCAGTAACAGCTCCTAGACTTCAAAAATTTGCAATAGGCCCAGTTAGACCTGGAATGTCAGGAACTAGCAAAGGTTATGCAGACACTGTAAATCCTGAAACATTATATGCTGCATGGGATAGAAGATTAGGTAAATATTATTCTGATAAATATAAAGTTGCAAGAACAGTAGTCGGAAAAAGAAGAGTCGTATAAGGAGATATTATGGATGAATTTGGAGAAGGAATAGGTAACCCATTTGATACACCAATACCAGGCCAATCATTAACAGATGAGCCAGGTAATTACCCTTGGGAACACCCACCACAATATGTAACAACAGATGGTGCTGCTGATCATTTATGGAATAGAATGTCAGAGCCAGAGTTTGCTGAACAGATCATAGCTATGTTAGACGCAGGTGTGCCTGTAGAAGCCATAGGTAGAACTGTGTTATTTGGTGGATTTTTAAAAGGTAAATTTTCACCAGATGTAGCTTTTATAATTGCAGAACCTGTAATGAAGATGATTGCAACTATAGGTGTTATCGCAGGTGTTGAGAATATTAAAATGTCTATGGATGATATTACAAATAAAAAAGAAATTAGATCAGCTGTTAGATTAAATGTTGAAGCTGAAAAAGTCGCAAAAGAAATTAAAGAAGAAGTAAAACAAAAAGGTTTAATGACTAAACCAGAGGAGACTGAATAATGGCGATAGATTTTGGAAGAGCAGCTAGAGGTATAGCAACAGGTTATCTTTCAGCAAAAGTAGCAGATACTGCAGCACAAGATGAACTTAATAGAGATTTTATTTTACAAGCAAGAAATCAATATTTTAATGTAGACAAACCTAATTTTATAGCAGATGAAAAAAAGAGATCTGCTAACATAGATTTTATATCTACTAAATTATCTCCAGTCTATGCAAATTATGCAGATGCACAGAATATCACATTAAGTGATGTAAACAGTAGAGACTTTGTAGACAGTGTAACTAATCTAAGTAATGAAGATAAATTTAAATTAGAAACCACAATAACACAAAGAAAGAAAGAGAGAACTAAAACATTTGATGAAAATAATGCATTCATAACAGAACAATTTAATAATCTCAAAGGTGGCTTTGGGTCTATGAATATGACTAAAATGTTTTTTCCAAATGAAGGAGAAGACATTGCTGAAGTAGGAGTAAAACAAATGACTACTGCATCTATACCATCACTAAAAGAGATTCAAGGTGGAGGCACTATATATAATTTTGATGATCATAGGGTGCCAAGAAATAATGCATCTAATTTTTTCACAGGATTTTTTGTAAATGATTTAAGACAGCCTTCAGTAAGTTTTGCAAAAGATACACCTCAAGCTGTGCTAATGAATGAACTACTAAAAGGTTACGATGAAGCTGTAGCAGGAGGTTTTAATAAAGGTAAGTATGAATACGCAAGACTTAAATACATAGATCAAGAATTAAAACGAGAAGGTATAACTGGATTTCCTACAGGATTTCCTACTGTTGAAGAAGTTAAAACAACTGAAACTAAACCTGAAGTAACACAAGATACTAAATCTGTACCACAGGATGGTAAAAAATTTGATGCACCTGATACTAGTAAAATAGGTGTCAAAGACGATGCTAAGATAAATATCCAAAGTATAAGAACTTTAGAAGAAGGTGGCACTAGTTCAGCAGCAGTTGTTATAAATGATTTAAGAGAGATAATAGCTAAGATTAGTGATAGTCCATCACTATCAGCTGATGAAAAAGAAAAAAGAATAGAGACTGCTAAACAAAGAGCTAGAGAAAGAATTCAATCAATGGGATTAGACTTAGATAAGTTTAATATATAATCATGGCTGAAAATATTTTTAAGGATCTCTTACCTGAAGAGGATCTTGAAAAAAAATCTAATGTTGGTAATGAATTTAATGACCTCTTACCTCAAGAGGAAGTTACACTTAGTAATCAGTTTAATGATCTCTTACCTGAAGAAGAAAGAGATTTACCTGTAAAGAATGAATTTAAATTATCAGATACACCTGATGATAAATATGAATTAAAAGAAAAAGGTTTGTTTGATGACTTGTTACCTGAAGGTGAACAAGATCAATCACTTACAAAATTATATACAGATCCAGATACAGAGTTTGGTATAGGTGATGCTTTTGTATTAGGTCTTACAGATACTATTCGTGGAGTTACACAATTCGCTGGTGGTGAAAAAGTATTCTTCATGGATGATGATTTAAAAACACAACAAGCTAAATTAAATGCAGCATTACAAGGTGAAGGTGGTGGTCTAATAGCTGCAGCTTATTTTGGTGGTGCTATATTAGATCCTGCTACTTGGTTAATACCTGTATTAAGAGGTAAGACATTATATAAGATGGCTTTATCTGGAGGTGTGGCTGGTGGACTTGCAGGTGCGTTAGGTTATGTAGATGAAAATAGCATGTTTGATAGCAGGGTAAAACAAGCAGGTGCTGGTGCTGTAGGTGGTGCTGTCTTATCTCCATTAATAGGAATGACTTTAGAAGCTGCAAAACTTAGAAAAGTAACTAAACTATTAGATGAACAAAAATTTAGTGATGAAGATTTAGCAAAGCTACCTGATAATTTAAAAAGAACTATAGCATTACCTGGTGAAGAAGATGTATTTGTAGGCACAGAAAAAGCATTAAAGAAAAGTAGAAGAAAAGGTAAGATAAAAGGTGTAGGTAAAAGAGATGCTATCGTTAGGGAAAAACTTAAACTTAAAGAAATAGAAACAGTTGATGGAAGACCTAAATCTTTACTACCTAATAAAGATAGTAACGAAAATTTTATATTAAGAGGCCCTAGAGAATTTTTTAAAACTATATTAGGTGGTTTTGTAAAACCTTTAGAACCAGTAGTTAAGGGTGTAGAGGGAGTTAAAGCTGCATACACAAAAAAAGCTAGAGCTAAATACGATCAGTATTTTCGTACAGGGCCTAATGCTGGAGAGTTTGGTACAGGTGCAGCAGGTGCATTATATGGATTTGCTTTACCAGAAGATCAAAGTTTATTTGGTGTGGACATTCCAGAAGACATGCAGAAAGGTGGCATAACTGAAAGATTTTCAAGAGCTGCTTTAGGTTTTATGATGGGTTTTGGTGGTGTAAAATTAGCTAAGAAAACTCAAGTTCCTGATTTTGTAAAAGAAAGAAGAGCTAAAGTTTTAGGTATGTCTGTAGAAGAAGATCTAAGTGTAGCGAGTTATCTAGCTAAGATGTTTGTTGATGGTTACAATGTTCCTAAAGTTGTAAAAGAAATAGAGACAAAAGATTTACAAGGTCTAAGAAATAAAATTGAATTAGAGTTTTTTAGAATATATCAAAGAGCAAATCAATTAAGCACTGACGAAAGAAAAGTATTATACAATTTATTAGAAGGTGATATAAAATTTGATGTAGTTCCAAAAGATTTAGCAAAGATAGCTAAGACTGCAAGAAATCAAATTACTAGAATAACACAATTATATATTGATGCAGGTTTGATAACAGAAGAAACTGCATTAAGAAATATAGAAAGATATATTAAAAGATCTTATGGTGGTAAAGATCTATCAAAGATAGGATCTGAATTAAGGGCTAGGGGTGTTCTTGAAACTATGACACCTAATGAGTGGGTTAAATCTTATAGTAAAACTAAAGCATTTAAACTAGATGCTGCAGGTAAACTTATTCGTGTAAATGAACATAAAGGCTGGGAATTATTTGGCAATGTACAAGTTAAAAAATTTGAAGAGCCTGTAAGAGCCACAGATGCTGCAGTAAAAGATTTAATTAAAGCTGGTAAAGGAGATGACCCTGTACTTACTGCTAGATGGGAATATACAAAACAAGAACGTCTTGGCATGTCTGAGATAGAAGATGGTGCATTTGCTATCATGGAAACTGGTAGACTAATGTCACAAACTTTACCTAGATACAAATTTTATGCTGATATAGCTTCGCAAACTTTTACTAAAACTGCTCCATCAGCAGATGAAATAGCTAAATTAGATTTAGTAGAGGTTCCTAATACTACAAGAACAGGAACTATACAAAAAACATATGGTGCTCTAGCAGGTAAATTCATACCTAGAGAAGTATACGAAAATATTTTTCAAATAAATAAAACTGTAGAAGGCCCTAGTAAACCTGCCTTTAAAGCATATAGAAATTTAAATCAAATTTGGAAAGCTAGTAAAACTGCATGGAATCCTACTGTCCATGTAAATAATATAGTTAGTAATCTAGTTTTATTAGATTTAGTTGATGGTAGTGCTAGTTTATTACCAGCAGCAGTAAAAGCATTTAATGATCAAAGTAAAGGTAAGTCTGTTAAAATATTAGAAGAGGCAAGTAATCTTGGAGTATTTTCTAGTAACTATGTAAAACAAGAACTAGCAGGTGGTCTTCTAGATCCAGATAAAGTAATACCAGCATATTATAAAACAGATCCAAATAAAAATGTTTTTGAAAATGCTGTTGGTATGTCAGATTTTATATACAAAGATCTGATTAAAAAAAATAAACTTGGGCTGCAGAAACTATCTGACTATTACGCATTAGAAGATTCTATATTTAGACTTGCCCTATACATGGATAGAAAAAGTAAAGGGTATAATAAATTACAAGCTGCACAAGATGCAAGAAAATCTTTCATTGATTATAATATTCAAGCACCAGGTATAAATGCATTAAGGTCATTGCCTACACCTTTCTTAGCTTATACATATAGAGTTATTCCAATACTTGCAGAGACAGCTGTAGTTAGACCTTGGAAGTTTGCTAAGTATGCAGTGCTAGGTTACACATTAAATAATTTAGGTGAGATACTAGGCGAAGGTGCACCAGAGGCAGAACGTGCAGCCATGACAAAAGAAATACAAGGTAAGATAGGTGGACTACCTTTTTTACCACATAAAAATATAAAAATTCCTACTACAGATAAAGCTAGATATGTTAATGTAACTAGATATGTACCAGGTGGAGATATCTTTGATTTAAATTCTGGAACAATACCTCTAGTTCCACAACCTTTACAGATGAATTTTGGTATAGCTGGGGAAGTTCTTTTCCCTATGTTAGGTTTTGATTTGTTTAGAGGTGACAAAATAAAAGGTCAAGGTATATCTGAGTTTGATGATTTTTCTATTAGAGCAAAGTTTGCATTAAAAAGATTAATACCTAACTTTCCTTTTATACCAGGATCATATTCTACAGAAAGAATAAAAAGAGCTAGACAAGATAAGTCTGAACTAGCAAGAAGTGAATCAGAACTTCTAGCATTTTTAAATACTGTAGGTGTAAAGATTGAAGAGGCAGATGTATCTAGACTAAGAACCATAAAAGGTTTAGAATATAGAAGAAGGTTAAAAGGTGTACAAGAACAAATAAGAGGAGTGTATGCTAAATTTAGAAAGGGTTCTATTGATGAAGAGAAAAGAGATAAGCAGTTATCAGTATTAAATAAAAAATTTAAAAAATTAAATGAAACGTACAGTGAGGCACTAAATATGGAAATAAATTATCAAGAAGGTGCAGAGATTAGTGAAGTAATACCTAGAATAGTAAGTGCTATCAAGGGGCAAACACAGGAGTTATTTGGTAAAAAAGATTAAACATGGAATTACAATCAGATAATAACCCATTTGCAATTTATTCTAATCCAAAAACAGATTTGTTTTTTGGTGTTAGAAATGTTAGAGATAGAGGTGATCAAGAATCTTTATTGCAATTTAACAATATACAAAATGGTTTAAGAGCAGGATATTATGTATTAGGTAAACAATATGATGGTTTAACAGTAGATGAAATAGGTCAAAAATATTCTAGAACTGATAAAGAAGGATATACAGATTATTTAAAACAAAAATTAGGTAATAATTTTATATTGAATGCAAATGATGATGAGTCATTAGCTAAATTAGGAACAACTATAATGGGATTTGAAACTGGTCACAAAGATAAAGTTCTTGAAAAATTAAACATATCTGACAAACAGATAATGACAGCTATTAAAGAATCTAAAGAGGAAAGACCAAATTCTTTGTATAGCCAAATGAAAAATAGTGGAATGGCAAACTAATGGCTAAACAACCTAAAACAACTAACGAACATATTATATCTTTATACGGATATATTACAGGGTTGAAAAGGGAAGTAAGTACAATAAAAAATAATCATTTAAAACACATCCATGAAGATATAGATAGGTTACACGGAAAGATAGATAAAGTATTATATGCTATACTTGGTGGTTTAGGTGCAACAATACTAACATTAATAGGTTTATTTAATTAAGGAGTAAACATGATAGAACAAATAAAAATAAAAGTAAAAGAGATATGGGAAAAATACTATCACTGCGTCATTTGTGCAGTTGCAGGTTTTGTCCTAGGTGCTATAATATTCTAATATACACTACTAATGTCTAAACCTGAATATCAGGAAATTATCCAAGAATATAAAGAACAAGTCAGAATCTTAAAGCAAGAAGTTGCTGAATTACAGGATGCTGGTAAGTCTAAGGATAGTGCTAGTAAACGTACTTTGCAAAAACTAGAGCATGTTACACAGGATCTAGAAGATGCAAATAAAAAAATAAAAGAATTAGAGGAACAAAAAAAAGATTAATATGATACCATATAATATACTATTTAGATTAGGGTCTAAAGCTGTAGGAACTTTCATGAATAGACGGGCAGAAAAAAGTGAACGTAAACACCAAATAGCTTTACAAGAAATGCAAACTGGTAATGAAAGAGCTAAAAGAAATGGTTCATTAATTTTAGATTTAGTTTTAGGTGCATTTATATTAGCACCATTAGGTATACTTGCTTATGCTACATTTTATGGCGATATGGAAATGTTAACAAAAGTTGAGTTTTACTTTGAACAATTAAAAAATATACCAGAGGTTTATTTATATTTAATTTTTATAGTAGTTGGTGGAAATTATGGAATATCTGTCACTAATTTATTAACTAATAAAAAATTTAAAAAATAATATATGAGGACTAATTATGAACTATTACTTTACAGGAGTATTAATAATACTTTTGGTATTAATTGCTTTGTTCTTAGAACCAGGTTATAGATGAAATTTGGTTTAGCGTTTCTATTATGTTCTTATGTGGCAGAATCTTGTTTGCCCCCATATATGTATGAGTTAGAATTTGATAATGAATATGATTGTATGGTTGTAGGTTATTCAGAATCTCTTAAAAAAATAAAAGAAATGGGCCCACTAGATGTAAATGAATATCGAATGTATATAAAATTTGGTTGCTTTGAAATACCAGAGGATGAACAAAACACTTAAATATGAAATACCCTTTAACACTAATAACATTATTACTATTACTTTCTAGTTGTATGACAGCTACAGTAATGGCAGGATCTACCCAAACAAATACTAGTGGATCTAACACTGCTATAGAGGGAGGCTATACTTCAACTGCGACAACAACGTACCAGTCTGGATCTAGTTCTAATAGCACTACAAGTAATACTACCAACTCTAATATTAGATCTGCACCACCAAGCTCTAGTGCACCTTCATATAACTCAATGACACAAGATGTTTGTGCTGTGGGTATGTCAATAGGTGTTCAAACATTTGGTATAGGTATTAGTGGTGGTAAACATGCAATAGATAAAAATTGTGAAAGATTAAAATTAGCTAGAATATTAAATGATTTTGGTATGAAGGTAGCAGCTGTAGCAATACTTTGTCAAGATGAAAGAGTATTTGAATCTATGATACAAGCAGGTACACCTTGTCCTATTGATGGAAAGATTGGTAAAGAAGCTGAGGCTCTTTGGTCTAAATATGATCATGAAAGACCAGATTATGATATATATGTAAAACGTATGAAGAAGAGAGAAAAAAAAGAAAAAGAATTAGAAAGAATTAGAATCAAAGAAGAAGCTAAGATGACTAAAGATTTTGATAAAGTTGATAAAGAAATTAAAATAGAAAAATTAAAACCTATAAAATGGGAATCACCTAAGTAATGACAAGAAAAACTAACACAGCATTAATTGCATTGTTAGGAACAATACTTATGGGTCTTAGCACCTGGGTACTAATAACCCTTATAGAATTACAAACAATAGTAGCTATGCTTCAAACAGAAATATTATCTTTAGATAAAGTTATAGGGCGTATTTACTCTCATATGGATAGATTATCAAAATGATTTGGATGTTAGCGACAATAGTAGGAGTGGTATATGCGATGTACATTATTGGTAAGTTTGCTGATGATATTAATCCTTACAACTTCCACAAAAAGTGATTCAATAACTACAGGTAATTTAATTACTAATGGTAATTTTGAAACTGGTAATTCTAACAATTGGAATACCACTGGGGATGTTAGAGTATTAAATGATTGTTGTGAATTAAACAATGTCCAAAGTAATTATGATTTAGAGTTTGGTGATAGTGGATCTATTAATCAAGATTTTGATTTAAGTTCCGATACTATCACACAAAATATGTTGGATAATGGTATAAGATTAGATTCAACTATTGAAGTACAAAATGGTGAGTGCAACGTCACTGGGTGTTGGGGTGGGCAAGGTAATGCAGATACATTTACTAATCAACTAACTATAAAAGATTCTGATGGTAATGTACTCGCATCAAATACAAATATTAGAACTGATGTTACAGGTATAAATGGTGCTAATTTTACAGACAGATTAATATATAATGGTACAGGATCACACACAGGTAATATAGAGATCTCTGGATCTGATGCAAATGCACCAGCATATCTTGGTGGGCCAAATGTAGATAATATATCTGTTACTATGACTTACGATGACACAGTTATAGCACCAGTTATAGCACAAGAAATAGAAGATGTATTTGAAAGTGTTGAAGAAGTATTTGAAGAATTAGAATTTGTAGAGATTGAAGAATTATTTGAAGAATTAATAACTTTTTTTGAAGAACCTACTTTAAAAATGGAGATGGTAGAAGAGTTTGAAGAAGTTACTTTTGAATCTATCCCAATGATGGTTGAAGAAATGCCAGAGGAAATGATAGAAGAGGAGATAGTAGAGGAAGAAATAGTTGAAGAGTTTACAGAAGAAGAGGTGATAGAAGAAGCACCTACTAAATTAGCAGAGGCACCAAATGAAAGAGAAGAAGTTAAAGAAGAGAAACCCAATAGCGAAACTACTAAGACTGCCAAGGTTGAAGAAAAAAGTAATACAAAGCAAAAAACTATACAATCGAAAGAAAGAACAACAAATGCTACTTCACAGCCAAGGCTTGTAAAACTAGAAAAAATTATGGACAAAGTTGATAAAGATATAAAAGATATATCAAAAAATTTACAAATAAAAAATATAATTAAGTTAGATGCTATGGTAAATGACCAAGTATCACTTGATATATATGACGTACCCTTCTATAAAAGTAAAAATATTTATTTAGATCAAGTAGAAATACAAGATTTAAGACAACTATATGAATCAAAAACTTTAGCTAATTATATAGCAACAGATCCTATAGCTGTTATGAATCAAAAACTAAATAAAATAAATTTAAAGAAAAAACAAATACTAATAGAACTGGAGCAATTAAAAAATGGATAAAATAAAAAATCAATTAGCAGGTGTAGCAGCATTACTTGGGGTCATAGCAGCAATAGGTGGTGGATTTGTAAAGTATGGTGAAATAACTACAAAATTAGACGCATTAGCATCTAAAGAATCTACAGATTATTCTGCAGAAATAGCTGTATTAGAGGAAAAAGTTACAGCATTAGAAAATGCAGACACTACACATACTCATGACTTTGATCATACACACGATGATTCAGCTGTAAAGATACTTAAAAAAGAAATAGAATTATTAAAGGTACAAATAGAAGAAATAAAAGTTAAATCTTCTAATCCATTAGCTAACTAATGGACAAACCTCCTTTTGAAATTAGAATTGCTATACTAATATTTATAGGTGGATGTGTGCCAATTTTTATACATAATATTGTATATAAATTATGGGATGTAAGTATAGTAAGAGCAGCAGAAATCACATTTATATTATGTATTCCTGTAGCATTTTGGATGGCAGAAAAAATTAATCAAAGATGGCATGATGATCAGGAGTAAATATGTATTTAAACGCTAATATACCCATTATAGATTGCTATGTTAGAGGCAATTATTTAAGAGATCAAAAAGACTCACACGATAAATACTTTGGATGTGCAGTATTTGGTTTTAGTTCTATACCTAATCAAACTCCCTTATTTCATTTTATGATGGAAGATGGTGGATTGTGGTGGAGAGCACCCATATCTGCTTTTTGTAAAAATCCAGGTGTAAAAGAGTTACCACTAAACGAATTAGTTATGTGGGATTGTTTTAGTTATCATGTGGGTGTTACAACATTTTATGAAATAGCAGGTAACAAAATGCAATATATGTCTAGACGTAAAGTAGTGC